ATATTTCTTCAACAGCGGTGGACAGATACGATGGAGTGGTTCTAACACAGGCGGAAGCACAGGTAGCGCAGCAGCCTGGGCAGCATTGCTCTCGGTCATGGGCACTATCAAGATGGATTCTAATACCACAACCTACACAGGGTCAGGTGGTATTATTACCAATAACGTTGGTTATTATGGTTTAACCGATTCTTTGGTTCAGACCTTCATACATTATGGCGCTAATGCTCCATATAGTGGTATCTATTATAGCATACAGGTCAGCCGCGGCAATTATGTGGGTGCCAACGGTGGAAACGGCAGTTTGATTAACTGCACAGTCACGTTCAGTGACGCATCGGGTGGCACTGGAAACGTTGATGGTACCACGACCAGCGCGATAAATCAATACAAGGCTGGCGGCGTGCTGGCTATCGCAAGTCCAACCTTTACCACCACTACGCCACTCTGACAAGTTGACTAAACTTCTAGTTTCTAGCACAATCGTATAACACGATTGGAGATCTACATGGACGAGCGACTAGAAAAAGCTCTTGAATTTTCCAAATATCGCATAGCGCTGTTTAACAACAAAGAAGATCTCAAGCTAAAAGTTAACAACATGTTAATCCATGCTGAGAACGGAGGGATCTTCAGGATAACAAAAGAGCTTATCACGTTTGTCAATCTCATGGTAGATAAAAACTATAATACCATGGTCCTGATAGATGAGAATGGTAATCCAATTGAAGTCAATGATCTTCCAGCATTCCTAGATGAGATAGTCAGCAAGTATTTTGAAGCTACCAATTACTATCACACAGAATATAGCAAGCTGAGAAGCGCACGGTCGGTCAAAAGCATCCATGAGTTCGTAGATGATTGAGCATCCGGATGGCTTCTCATTACCTCGTGGTTACGTGATATATGCTCACAATAATTCAAACATAGACTATAGTGGTTTAGCTATCTGTAACGCCCTGCTGATCAAGAAACATCTTGCTGAGAACGCAGTAGCACTGATCACAGACGAAGACACTGCAGCATATATGGACCACTTCTACAGCAGTTCTGTGATACGCAAGGCGTTTGATAGGATAATCTTAGACGATACGCCATCAACTGATGCCACTCGTAGATTCCACGACACTAGATACACCAGCTTCACAGACGTGTATAACAATACCAATAGACCCAATGTCTACAATCTCAGTCCATTTGAAGAGACTGTGCTTGTGGATTCTGATTATCTAATGTTGGACAATACCATGGATTTGGCATGGGGAAACAGAGAAGAATTCATGTGCAATCGCAAGACCATTGACCTAGATCACAAGGTCAACAATTTTGGATTCAACAATCGTTTCAATGAGATGAGCATCAGCTTGTATTGGGCCACTGCTGTGTATTTCCGTAAATCTGAAAAGAGCAAGCTGATCTTTGATCTTATGAATTTCATCAAAGAGAACTATGCATATTACCAGTATCTCTATCGCTTCTCGCACAGCGGTTATTTCCGCAACGACTATGCTTTGAGCATTGCCATACACATGGCCAACAATCTCATGGAATATGGCACGGTAAGCTCGTTACCAGTTGATCACATACGATTCAGCATGGAAGATGATGAGCTGCACCAGTTCAAAGATGGTCGATGCCTGATTACCAGCGAACCTTCGCAGGGTGATTTCCATCTTCACTCAGTTGATACCAACATACATATGATGAACAAGCGTGCTATATTGCGACACAAGGATGAGATAATCTCCTATGCCATCAGCTGATATCAACAATCGCCAGCGCGGATTTTTCACGTTCGCGCAGAACACAGATGATACGGATTACATACGTCTAGCGTATGCACTGGCACTGAGCCTAAAACAGAGCCAGAGAGATGTGTCATATCTAACAATAGGTGTGACGCCTGGTACCACAGTGCCTGAACAATACAGATGGGCGTTTGACAACATCATCGAAACACCGTGGGGAGATCACGCAGCAGACAGTGCGTGGAAGTTGGAAAATGAGTGGAAGGCCATACACATGAGCCCCTACAACGAGACCATCAAGCTGGATTGCGACATGCTGTTCTTCAATGACATAGGTCCGTGGTGGCAAACAATAAGCCAGAATGATTTTGCTATCTGCAACAGCGTGATAGACTACAGATCTCATGTGGTTACCAGTGATTATTATAGAAAAACCTTCACAGAGAACAATCTGCCAGATGTGTATACAGCATTCATGTATTTCAAGAAAACTCCAAATACATTTGAACTTTTTGATCTCGTGAAATACATATTTTTCAATTGGCAGTTGATGTTTAGTGCTACATTAAAGCTTGAACACCGCCCGCAATATCCCAGTACAGATGTGATATTTGCAGTAGCATTAAAACTGCTGGATTTAGATCAAAAATACTACAGAACTAATCAAATACCGACGTTCACGCACATGAAAACACATCTGCAGGGTTGGGGTTTATCTGATATCACAGAAGATTGGACGAAACACATCAGCATTTTCTTCAATCCAGAACTTGAATGCAAGATAGGAAATTATCTACAGTTTTTTCCGTTGCATTATCATGTCAAAGATTTCATTACAGATGAGATGATAGGATACTATGAGCGAAAACTTGGACGATAAAGCTGCCTGGGCATGGTACGACTTAGATACGCTAGAACTCAGGCATGTTGGGTTCAATCCAAAAGCTGATTACGGTTCTGACCTCGGTATAATTGCTATGAATTACGAGTCAGCATTGGATATCATGTCCGGCAAGAGCAGATTGTTTGAGTACGAGTTAACCAAGAATCACGACAATCTGATCATTGCTTATAAGAAACGTCAGATGGCATTCAAGAAGTTTTGGCAACTCATTGATCCAGAAAAATTGGGCGTGAGCTCATACTTTGATTCAGTAAATGGAAATATGAGCCCGGTGGTGATTAAAAACCGCAATGACAATGGATTTGTGGTTGACGTGGTAGGTCGCGCCAAGAACATAGTGTTCTACATAACCATGCGAAATGATCCAAACTATCTCATTAAAAAGATAGATCTGTATCCTTATGCAGCAGACGCAGGTCAGACATTGGACTTGACTATACCTGTTGATGTCAAAGGCGATTACAGCATATATGTGAGGTATGATGCAACGTGAGATAAGTGAATTTGATTTCGTGTTTCTCAGCTACGACGAGCCTAATGCAGAAACACTGTATGCAGAGTTGATAAATGTAGTACCTTGGGCCAAGAGAGTACACAGTGTGAAAGGATTTGATGCTGCGCACAGGGCCTGTGCTGATGCAGCTGACACTGATTTCTTTGTCACAGTAGATGGAGATAACCGGATATCTGAACAGTTCCTCAGCGTTAAGATCAACATCAGCGAAGGACAGGATGATCATGCTTGGACCTGGGCTGGTAGGAATCATGTCAACGGATTGATCTACGGTAACGGCGGACTCAAGCTGTGGAGCAAGCAGTTCGTGCGCAGCATGAACAGCCATGAAAACAGCACATCAGATGCCAGCAAAGTGGACTTCTGTTGGAACGCAAAATACCATGAAGTGTTTGGGACCTACAGCACCAGCATGATCAACGGTAGTCCATACCAAGCATTTCGCAGTGGCTATCGCGAAGGTGTTAAGATGAGCCTAGAGAACGGCAACAAGGTTTCACCACAGGATTTTGCCAAAAAGATATGGATCTATAATCTTCACAAGCTGTTGATATGGTGCAGTGTTGGCGCCGATGTGGAAAATGGCGTATGGAGCATCTATGGTGCTAGATTGGGCGCGTATGACTGCAATCTCACAGAGGATGACCATACCAACATCAGTAACTACGACTGGTTTGCAGAAAAATGGCAATTGGTAAAAAACACCGATCCAATGGAAGGATCCAGACTGTTGGGAGACAAGCTGAGGCAAGGGCTTGGCATAGACATTGCTGATCTCGATGCCGAGCACAGCAGGTTTTTCAAGAAAATCTATATCAATCCTCCGCGACCATTGGTTGGATATGACCAGATACGGCATCTAACGGCTGTCTGATGTACGACATTATTTTCTGCAGCAAGCATGACCATAGTGCAGCGTTTGAGAAATTCTCTGCAGCTTATCCCAGCGCTAAATGGTTACCCAATGTCAAAACCTTGACCGCAGCAATAGATCAATCAGCTAAAATGTGCATGACCAGCATGCGGTGGTTGATCACCGACGATGTGGACATCGCAGGGGATTTTGATTTTGCATGGAAGGCTGAAAGCTGGGATAGGCCCTACGTACACATTTGGCCAACGTTTGATAAACTGGGCAATCCTGTGAACGAATTCTCCGGTATTTACCTCATACCCAACCGGTACAGACTGGTACCAGAGGAGCTAGAGACTGATTCATTATTGAAGCATAAGACCATGACTGGACCAACACAGGTCATGAGATCATACCAAGTCATCACAGCATCCTATGATCAACATACTGATGCTGTGGCTGCATGCGACAGCGTTAGATCTTCCTGTGCCACGGAGATGTATTGGCTGATCATGGACGATGTCAAGTTGACAGAAAACTGGGACTTCACTTGGCGTCCGCCGCTGTGGGATCGAGACTATGTGCACATTTGGAAAACATCTGAAGGCATACACACCGGGGTTTATCTGATACCAAGAAACTATCAGCCAACTGGAGAAGAACTGCAGCAAGGCAGTTTTGCCTCGCTGAAACTGATGGATCAGTTCGCATCTTATACCCTGCCCTATGACATATTCTTCATCAGCTATCGTGAATCAAATGCAGATAGCAATTTCAAGATGCTCAATGACAGATTCCCACGAGCGCAGCATGTCAGTGGCCTAAAGGGCATACACAACGCACACATGCGTTGCGCGGAACTAAGCAAGACTAGCATGTTTTGGACAGTAGATGCTGACACTATAGCAGACGATAGCTTTACTTTCAGTTATAGGCCACCAGATCATGATAGGCAATATCTGCATCTGTGGCACAGCAGGAACCCTGTGAATGGTCTAAGCTATGGATGGGGAGCAGTCAAGCTTTGGCCAACCAGATTGGTTCGCGAGTTCAAATCCAACTGGTTAGATTTCACCACCACGGTGGGCAACATCAAGATCATACCAGATGTCATAGCCACCACCAACTACAACTGTGACGAGATCAGCACTTGGCGCAGCGGATTTCGCGAAGCTGTCAAGCTCTGCAACAACGTGTATAACGGCGATCAGATGGAGAGCCTCAGCAGATTGTTGGTATGGTTATCAGCAGATAGCACTGCAGAATATGCAGCGGCCAGTGCTCAGGGAGCAAGAGCCGGTGTTCAATATTATTTAGAATGCCACCGTGCAAAAAAATCAGCACAGCTGTCTAAGATAAATGACTTTGATTGGTTGGCTGATAGATTCAATAGTAGTAACATGTCATTGACAGAGCCAACTCGCGCAGATATTGTTACAGCATTAAGAGATTAATCAATGTATGATATAGTTTTCATCAGCTATGAAGAGACCAATGCAGACCAGAACTGGCAGCTGTTGAAAACCAGATTCCCTGCAGTAAAACGTGTGCATGGCGTCACAGGCCTGCACCAGGCACACATTACAGCAGCCAACATGGCTGAGACAGACATGTTTTATGTGGTAGACGGTGATGCAGTGGTTGAACCAGATTTCAATTTTGACTATGCGGTACCCGATCACCAGCTGGATCACGTGCATGTATTTCGTGCTAGGAATCCGATCAATGATCTCGTATATGGCTATGGCGCAGTAAAACTGCTGCCGGTGGCCGATGTCAAGCGACTGGTAGACAGAGATTTCAAACCTGACATGACCAGCAGCATCAATCGCAAATACAAGATCATACACCAGCTTAGCAATGTCACTGCGTTCAACACAGATCCATATACTACATGGCGCAGTGCGTTTCGGGAATGTGCCAAGCTGGCCAGCGGAGTGATAGATGGACAAGTTAACACTGAGACACAACAGAGATTAGAAACATGGTGCATAAAAGGCCAAGACCGAGAATATGGCCATTGGGCATTGCTCGGCGCTCAGGCTGGCCGTAAATTTGGATTTGAAAACAAAGGTACTGACCAATTAATGAAAATAAATGATTGGCAATGGTTACGCAGTCAATATGAAAGAACCATGGCATGACTGCTGCATGGATGCGAGACCTAGAAGTTT